AGCAAAGTCCCTAGCCTTCCTTTCAAAAATAGAGTGCATCGAAAGATAAACCTCTGGGGTTTGGCAACGATCAACGTATCGGTCAGTAGCAGAAGAGATGTCCTCATTTTTTGCGTCCGAACCCAAACCACCAGCAAAACCTCGATAAGGAAAAGTGTTGCTGGTGTCTATGCCGAAGAAGGTTTTGTTTGATTGCAAGTTCTCACAAAAATCCCAAACTCCAGAGATATTAGTATAGTCCTCAACAGGATAGAAAGAATTAGAGGAGGGTATGTAACCTAATGTAAGCTCTCCTAAAGAGCTTGGCAGGGATTCTTCGTTTATAAGCTCTGCCCACTGTACAGGGGCGTTGAACCCAGTTCTATCGTAGTAACCTTCTTTAGGCAATACATTCTTAAGGTTACGTCTCCTGAGAGAATTTCTAGTCGGACCTACAATAACATCAGTTGAACTTAGTTGCGATGTGATTGTATCCACTTGATCTCTTTTAAACGTGCTATAGCCTTCGGGCGTCTTAGCTGACGTAATCTCTACTCCACTTACGGCCACGTTACCTAGAATTGTTCCTGAAGAATACCCTGCCCTAGTATCCTCCTTGTCTAAGCCAACATAAGAGAATATCGTAGAAGAAGGTTCTGTAAAATCAAAAGCACTAGCATTTAAGTTTACTCTAGGAATAGAGTGCGCTGGGCTGTATTCTTGAGTAACTCTGGCGGTTTCATATAAAGCGTACTTAGAATCATTCTCTAGGTTAGAGCTTCTAAAATCGAAGTCAGTATTATCAAAATCTAAAAAGAAATGCGAAGATTTTCCATTCCACAAGCTCAGTAAGTTCCGCTCATAGTCAGAAATACTAAACATTACATCGTCATAGTTTGGTGGATTTTGAACTGAGCTAAAGAACATCAAGAATTCATTTAGATCCTCAATATTATTGTCCGCTTTTACGGTAGCTTCTGATATATAATCACCCACCTGATCAGCAAACTCTGGCCTGACCTTAAAGCATTTTAGTTTGTCAACTAAAACCTCTACCATAGGTTGCGTAACAACACAATCCCTAAAGTATTTCACTTCCTCGAAAGGGGGTATGGGATAATTTTTTCTGCCTCTGAAATTGAATACAAAATCTTGATCTCCCTCAAAGAGAAGATACTGTACTTTAGAATCATCCTGCGGATGCTCTATACCCGCCATATAAACCCCAACTCCGAAAGGGCCTGGGCCTACCGCGTCATCCCATTGCGCCCGCTCGCCGTAATCATACCGTTGTCTTCGGATGGCCTCGTATCCTGGTCCACCGCTAACGTGTGCGTGCCAACCTAGAGATTTGGGATCACCGACAATGCTGTAGACATCTCCTTTAGTCCCATCATCATTCATCTTGTAGAATCTAGGCAGTGGATATTCCTCACCAAAAGAGCGGAAGTTTTCTGGGAACTGTCTTGCTAAATCTAGAAGAATAGTATCAGTGGTTAGTTTTAGATTTTCCTCTAGGCTGCTTGTACTATAAACAAAAACCCCAGACTCAGAAGCTTTTTCAGGAGTCCACGTTCTTAAGTTTTTAAATAAAGGGGACTCTGTTCCCAGGCTGTACCAAATCAAAAAGGGTAAATAAGATTCCCAAAGAGGAATTATGCTTCCGCTAAGATCAAGTACACTGTTTACGATCAATGCATTCAGCGCCGCACGAAGAGCCCCCTCGGTTCCAATCTTCTTGTAGATGTCAGTAGCTACTCGAAGTTGATGCCTCCACTTTTCTGATGCGTTTCCTCTTAGCTTAAAACCAATAAGATCTGCTATGTACCTTAGCCTTTCTGGAGGAGCATTCTCAATATCATAAATATACTTTAAGTCCTCAACCTGATTTGATATGTCAGCGAAATGAAATCCTAGTGCATTTAAAAACTTTCTATGTGGGCCAGCAGAGCTCCTATCAACTAAAGTTAATTGTGCATCTATAAAGTCGTCAAAAGCAGCCTTTACTGTGTAATCCTGCGAGTCGATGTTTAAAGGGGAATAAATAACCTCATTTAGAACCTGAAGATTCTGTAGCTTTTGCGTACCGCTAGTGTATGTTGCAGGAGACCCATCACTCGAATCTAATATTGCGTCAGCAGCACCCGAGAGATACGGGGTAGGGATGTAAGAACCAAAGGAGCAAGCTTCGACATTCCTCCAAACGTACTCTTGAAGACCACTAACTCCGTCGAATGTGGTAAGCTCTCTGCCTATAAAAAGGTCTGATAAACACTCTAATACATATGATGAGGGAGAATAATCTAATCCTCCCAACGCTGAGGTATTTAAAAAGTAAAACCACCCTAGACTATCTACTAAATAGTTATGTATACTAGAAGCATCAGCGTTATTAGTAAACGCTGAAAGTTCAGACACATTATCTTCTATAGTGCCTGGAGTATTAATCCCTGGAGGGATCAGCTTTGGAAGCAGCGTAGAAGAAAGATAATTATAGAAGTCAGCTTTAAACTCAAAGTTAGTGTAGTTCTGTCCTAAAGGAAGCAGGATGTCTTCTCGAAAACTTTGATTAGTAATTTTTGTTAGCTCGTTTTGCTTTACGAAATACTGCGATATACCCTCAAGGGAACCTAAATTTTCTGTCTGAGTTCCTGGTACGGAAGACAGGGGAAGGACTGTAGATATATTATTCGCTATATCAATATGAGAGTTGATTATTTGTGAAAGAGGATTTAGTTCAGTGCCACTAAGATCAATGTCTTCCTGCTGATACACTCCTGGAGTCAATAGCTCCAGTAACTCTACAAAGTTAGACTTGTAGTATTTTCTTGGGTTTGGGGTGTATTTGCTGTTATCAACCATTACGCTAGGTACTCTACATTAATAGTTAAGTTATTTAGTTGAATGATTTCATTAAAATCAATCCTGATATCTTGATCAACATTATCCAACGTAGAAAAGCGAACTTCGTCTACTTCGAAGATTGACCTATTCAAATCGGCAACAATAAGGTCCTCACCAAACTCAGTATTGTCTATACTGAGATAGGTTAAAATTTTATCTCTGACCTTAGCTTTAACTGCTTCTTCGTTTTCTTTCTGCCCTAAGTCCACTCGAATAGTGCAAACTAAATCTAAAGTTCTAATCAAACCATCAACAATAACGATGTCGTCTGTCATCATTTTTTTTGCGGTCATGGCTTCAAGAAGTTGAGTCTTGAAATTGGTTGTGGCCTTCTGTAACTGAAGGTCTCCCGCTTTTTCTAAAAGGTAAACATCTATTGTGTTTGCTGAAGAATAGGCGTTTCTAGTTGTAGCTGTAGCTTTTCCTACGGTGCCGAACGTACTGATGAACGAATTAGCAAACGAAGAATAATCCTCCAAAGTAACTAGTCGATCCTGTCTCCTAAATGTTAAGGGAGCATATTTCTTTGCGTGTTCTATAGTTTCAGCGTTTGCTCCACCAGTGGCCTTAGACGTATTTGTCATTGTCCCTTGATAGCTTGTTCCCCCATTGTTCGCTTGTACAGAAGCGTTTATGGACCGTTTCTCCAGGTTTCCTCTAGTCCCCCCTCCCACTCTGTAAGTGACAGAGTATGCGGCGTCAGAAGGGGGCGATATTCCTGCCACCCCATTACCAAAAATTATGGTAGCGTTATAAAAATCGTCGTAGGTTATTTCAAAAATTTTATCTGAAGCGCCTGAAGCAAAGTAAACTGAGTCCACTTCCTTATATGCCCCCGCCGTATCTTCAGTGTTAGATTGAATAAATACTTCCACACTACCCTCAACCACAGGCCCATCAGTTAAAGGAATAGTTTTTTGGCCTTCCGTAGCAGCGAACTCTCCTGTCTCAACAACTAGTGCCCCCTCTTGAATAACCAAGTTTGAAAAGACATTCTTATTATCTCCTAAACCCTCACCACTAGGGTCTAAAAATATTTGAGCAGTTCTATTTGCATTATCAACTAAACCGTTAACAACCTTATAAAGAGTGTATGACGCTTGTGCTCCGTCTTCTGGGGATTGAAGCGTAAACACTCTTTCTGAAGGATTAATAACTAGTTGAGACACGCTTGTAAGGTCTTCGTTTGAAAAGGTTAGCTGTGCATCGGCGGCGGCTGATAGTGGTCCTCGCATGCGAATCCCAATTAACTCCAATAGCTTCTTTACGCTGGCTCGCTGCTGGGCAGTAGAGAGGTAATTCTCATTAGCTAACATGTCAGCCTTCATAGAAAGCACTGATCCCATGTAAGCAGCTAACTCTATAAACATCATGCCTAAATCAGATTCTACAAAATACTTATAATCGTCAGGATATACCGCTTTTATATAAGTAATATGCGAATCCCGAAGAGATAAGAAGTCTGTGGCAGCGAAGTCTATAAGATCCGCTCTCCTATTAAGAGCTAGTGTAGCTAACTTCATAAAGTCCGAA